GCTCGCTTCAAGCGATCGCGCTGACGATCGAGCCGTACTATGAAGTCGGAAACTGGCGGTTCAGCGTCGAGGGTGGCCCGGCGATCTTCAAAGGCACGTGGACGTCGACCATGACTGTCATGTCGGAAACCAGCCCATGGGGACCGCGAGGCTCTGTCGAAACGCTGGCGCATGACCCCAAGCCGCAGCTCACGTGGGTCGCTGGCGCATCAGTCGCCTACAAGAAGGTGACGGTGCGCTATACCTACATCAGCACGCCTTCGAAGAACGTCAGCAACAGCAATGTGCCGCTCGGGTTCAGAGCGGCACACATGGTGACCTTGGGGTACAGGTGGTAAGAACGGCAGATGAGCACAAGAAACAAACGAGTTGCGACACCGGCGCCTCGGATTTTGCCGCGTCGCATACAAGGCGGATAGCTCCGACGTGCCGGCGGGGGGGGCAAGGGGGAGTTTATGCTGTCGCTGAACTATACGTTTTGAGGCGCCCCGTGAAAATCCCCCTCACTCGTGGCCCGGCTCGACGAAGAGATTTTTCTCACGAGTTGATGATCTCAATCATGCGCCCGATAAGTCGCTGCTCCATTTCTCTAGAGAATCTGTCGCGGAGCATGATCGTATGGCTCTCGTTCGGCTCCATGGAGTACTTCTCGATGTCGCCAATCCGCTTTAATACGGTATCCGCGAAGCGCACAATATCACCTGAGTCGATTGCCTCAAAGACCGGTGGATTCCAGTATTCGCGGCCACCTTGCCCTGTGTAGCCAATGACAAAGTTTCCAGAGAGGGCGGCCTCTACAGGAGGAACAGGAAGGCCTTCCGATCCAGAAAATGCGAGGAAAATCCGTGACTTTGACAAGGCCTCAGCAACTTGAAACTCAGACATCTTGTCAATTGGAACAAGGCTCCAGTGCGCAGGAATTATTCTGCGAAGCAACGGAATGAAAAGATCGCCAAGATACCCCATCTTTCGGGGCATGTACGTGATGATGTTTTCCTTCTTCCCCGGTTGAAAAAGTGCCTCATTTACTGAGTAAGTTAGACGAACCACCTTGCTTGCACATTCAGGGAAAAACTGCGAAACGCAACGGATCGCGTCATCGCTGATACAAAAAATGTATTTTGCATTGGAATAGCACCCAGATAGATCCTCTTCTTTTAGATTTGAACTGAGTAGGTATCCATTCTGCACAAAGATGCCATAATCGACGCCCTTTGTGACTAGGTCTTTCCAGGCATCAAAAATGGTGCTCTCTGGGAATATCACGAAATCATTCAGCGGGTCAAAACCATCATTCTCCCTGATGACCGCCTCGTGTTTGAACCAGTCTACCGTCTCATCATCATAGGGCTGGCAGTAGAAAATTTCCGACCGGCCACAGATAGAATTGACAATCTCGCTGTGTCTATGAATTACTTTTATTCCGCCGATTGGACGATTTATCCTAGGGCAAAAATAGACCAGGTTTTTCATGGCGCATCTAGACTGAAGTTCGGTTGGGAAGCAAGCATACCGCGCCGCCGCCTCATGTGGCAACTGATCGTCTATCAGTAACCTAACTCAGTCTGGTGCAGGAAGCCCTATTTGCGCAAGAGGCGTGTCGTTTTTGCTTGCGTAATATGCTTTCCAGCGCGCATCCGATGAGTCAAGCTCGCCTTGATACGGCCAGCTTTCGATTGGTTGCGGCCCCGCTGCGCACCCAATCACCTCGGACTCCTCGGCGTCTGAAAATTGAACAAAAATACTAGTCATGGTCAGATCTCGTACCCGGAAACGAACAGCGAAAGCGTCGGCGTTCCGGTGTTGTTGGTGAAAAAGTAAAACAGCGTCTGCGTGGTAAGTATGTCGATAGCCCAATTGCTGGTGAGCGAAACACTTCCGGATGCGCTAATGTTTTGATACCCAAGGTTTTGAGACCCGTCGCAGCTCAGCGCCATACCAATCAGACTCGCGGCTGTTGATACGAGCTGCACTGCGCCGCTCACCCGTACAGCGGCCTTCGGGATTGCGCCTGTCAGCGAGAAACTTGTCGCCGTTGCCTGAGTTGTGGAAGTCTGGAGCGTCAGCAACTGGGGCACGCTAATCCGTCGCCCATTGACTAGAACCGCTTTAAGCTGACCCACCGTGCTGCTGATCGGCAGGACTGCCAGCAGCGCCGACGCTGTGTATCCAGCGGGCATGTTTGCACCGCCATAGACCGTCGATGCCGCCAACGTCGTTTCCACCGTGCCTAGGATGCTTTGTGTCTGCGTCGTCGGATTGTAAATGGCATAGACAGCCAGCCAGCCGTTCGCCGTGGCCGTTCCCGTGTCCATCCCGCCTGCGCCAGTCGTCGCCAGATTCAGCGTCTTGTTGAAGCTCGGCAAGACATAAGTCTGACCGTTTAGGGCCGTTCCGACGACGATCTGATCTGCCGTGATCGTGATCGATGTTGCACCAGCGACGCACGATCCTTTGAGATTCACGCGCGAGCCGATGACCGGCGAATACATCTTCTGCAGTGCCGCATTGACTTGGTTGTAGCTTGTCTTCGAGCGCGCGATACCGGCGGCAGCCAGGATAGCGCACAGCTCTTCCTGAATCATGTTCAGCCACGATCCGCGCACGTTCGTCGCGGGCGTGCCTGCGGTCGGATTGCCTTCGGTGAAGTAGCCTTCGGTACCGGCTGCCTCGGGCGCTGGGATAGACGTTGCCGCGGTTGCGTCGTCGATTCGAAACATGTGACCTCTTATGCGTAAGCAAAAATAGGGATCGTGTGGGCAGGCATGATTGCCTTGAACTCACATTCGAGTACCGTGTTCCCCCACGATGCCAGCGGGTCGCCAGCCGCCATAGCCCCAGCGACAGCGCGCACGACCGTGTTCAGTGGGGCCGTTATCTTCCAGGCGAAATTCCAGTCATACCCGCAGCATGGGTCTCCTGCCTTCAGCATGCCCGCGCGAGCCTGCGTGTATTGGGTGATCGTCACCGCATAGCCGAGACTTGCCGCGAAGCCGACGAAGTACGGAATCGATGCGCCGCCGATATTGGTGAACCGCGCGACCACCTGGCTACGCCGCTGAGGTATGGTCGGCGCTACACCGGCACATGGATCGGGCAGACCAAGCGTTGACTCCCACTCGGGCAGCAATTCGTACGTCGTCGATGGGAACGCGTCCACCAGCAGATAGTTCGCGCGCGCCGTCTGGCGCTCATAGCTGGGCGCCAGACCCGACAGAACTTGTGACTGCACGGTGTCGCTATCGCGCGGCCACACTCGGCCACGCGGCAACAGCGCTTGCATCGCAGCGAGAAAGTTCGCTGCGGTGAAGTTGGGTGCCAGCATTTAGACCTCAGACATAAAGCACGGCGGCCAGCACCGGCAGAGAACCAAAGCTTCCCTGAATGTTTCCCGGATAGGTTGTGGTCGTCGCGCCAATCACACCTTGCACCAGCGTAATAACGAAGCCGCTCGTGCCGGAGATCGCGGCGATCGCCGATTCGATGTCAGAACGGTTGATCGTTCCGGCGCGAGGGTCGCCGTTCCGAAAGAACACGTCCGCAATGGCAGCCGATATGGCCGCACGCGTCGCTGACGATGAAGACAGCAGACCAGTCAGAGTGAACGTGAGGTTGTTCGCGATCGGCGAGACCGAATAGACCAAGGCCGTGACCGGTTGCTCGTTAATGATCGTGTCAGCAACTACGAGTTGATCGCCCGTCGCCAGCGTCCCGCGCGGAATACCGCCCGGCCCCTTGTCGTATTGGGACACCCCGTTGGCCCCTTGCGGGAAGCCCCCGTGCGCCGCCTCGGCGTTGTCCCACATGGTGTAGAGGACAACGGTCCCGGCGCCGAAGTTATTCGGCGCACACCAGGCTCGCGTGACGCCAGCAACGGCGAGCGCCCAGCCAACGTAGTCATTGACATCGCCACCCTGCGGTGTGTTCTGATAAGCCTCAAGCATCCGGCTTCGAAGAGGGTCGTTCTCTTCGATGTCTGCACCTGACTGTACATTTGCGACAACCGCGCCGGTCGACTGAATTCCGTCCACGGTGGCGCCGAGCGTCATCACCGTGCCGACATCTGAATTGCCGACCGATCCTGCGACGTCCGCGAGAACTGTCACAGTCACCGTTCCGTCGCCGCCGACCGACTGAGTAGCCGCCGTCGTATACGACGCGCCATCCGTTCGAACAACCTGCGTGCCTGCATTCAGCGGCTTCCCAACGGTTCCATTGAAGGCGACCGACAGGCTCGCTGGCGTCGCGGCCTTCCGATAGACCTTCTTCAGTGCAGCCCACCCCTCCAAGTATTCATCTTCTGCGGTGAATGGTACCGACTGCTTCGCAATCCAGTCCAAGTACCCCATATGCATGTTCGACATGCCGGCCTGCACCTTGCCGATCACCTTCAGCACCGCAAAGCGGAGCAGCGCATCAGCGCCCTCGAGCGAAGATGCAATGTCAGCCGCCACCTCGCTGATCAGGGTGGAAAGCGTCTTTCTTTGAAATGGCATGTCAGGAGAGCTGGTTCCAGGCCCACGCGTACGTCAGCGGTATCTGCGGGCCCGTCGGTTGATAGAGGATGATCTGCGCACCGAGAAACGTGTCGCGCGTCCATTCCGTCTGCACATCGATGCTCGCCACTACGCCATCGTCGACGAGCCACTGCAGCGCTTCGATGATGTAGTCGCGCGCGTTATTGAGCACTTCCTGAGTCTGCTTCGACCGGTCAAGCAGCCAGAGCCGCGAGCCGATCGGTTTGTCCTCGCCGATGTCACCCCACCACCCGCGCGGATCACCAGTTCCATCCGGGATTGCGTCGTCGACGTTCGCCCGGCGGTCGGTGAAGATGCTCACTAGCACCGCGCTTTGCAGGTCATTCCCGGTCACCAGTGCTGGCGCGATAAACTTCCAATCGCCGCGGCTGTTGTCGACGTCCCAGATTACCGAGATGTCCGACATGCGTTACTCCTGTTGATTCGGTGCGCTGGTCGTCGTGCCCGGGCCGCCAAGCTGGACATTCGGTACCGGGTGCGTGTGAGCATTCGCGACCTGGCGCATACCTGCGACCGTTCGCGTGTTCGTGTTGCAGTTATCGAGGATGTCGCCGGTGCACTTCAGCAGCGGCGTGTCCGCCAAAATCGACGGCGTATTCGTGATCTCCACCGGTTTCCCGCCACCATTCACCACAATGCCCGCCGCCGACAGATACACCGACTGCCCTTTGTCGTCGCTGATCGCTATCTCACCGGTCGCGAGCCCCCTCATGCGGTAGGTTGCGTTCGACGTTGCAATCACGATCCCGTCGTTGCGGTCGCCATTTTTGAATCCAACAATCGCCTGCGTGCCCAACGGCGGATTCGAAGTAAATCCGTACTCCGTGAAGCGCG